AAGGATGGGGAGAAGAAGAAAGAGCCTGCCAAGCCGAAAACTTACGAGTGCCTAGAAGTTTACCCGGATGTGGGAGACGAGCACACAGCTCTTCCTCGTAAGGAAAAGATATGGATCACAAAGAAGTACGACGAAGAAACTGCAAAGAACGCAATTCTATGGGCCGCCAATGAGACAAAACCGTTTGATAAAGGCTTGGCCGCTGCGATCAAATGGGCGTGCAAGGAGAGGCCGCAAATAGCCAAGAATGCGGTCTACCAAAAAGAAGAGAATCGGGCCTATGCGTTGAAATATGATGGTAAGAGCAAGAATGGCATCACGATTGAGGTATTGAGTAAATACGTAAGCTTTAACTGGACAGCAGTGGCACCATGCTTTTGCCTAGAATTCGACGTTAGGGGATTCAAGGAACAGTTTATCGAAAGACTAAGAAAGAATCACTTTGAGATATTGGAGTAAACATGGCAGGAGAATGCCCAAAATGCAACGAGCACACGCTAGATTGCAAGTGTCTTTTTAAGAAGAAATACTGCAAAGGCTGCAAGAATGAGAAAATTGTGTGTGTGTGCATGGATAATTATTTGAAAAAACGAAAGAGCATGGTGGATGTACTCAATGAAGTAACCATGGATGTGAAGGACGCAATCGATCTGATTCACTGGGCACGACGCTACTGCGATGGACGTTCGACCTATGCGCCATCCAGTTTTAATTGGCTGCTTAAACGTGTGCGAGCTGAAAATGAAGCCGTGATATTGGCCGACACATTCGATCAAACTCTCATGAATGGCGGAATACATTGGCCTTTCGCACAGGATGGCATGTACGACGCACAGAATGGGGCCCACGATGCGACAAAATGAAAAAGATTGGCCAATAGTCTGGGAGATTGCTATTCGCACTGTAAGCGAAGCAAACACGAAAGAACATTGGACCAAGTCTAGCAAGCGCCATCAACAACAGCAATGGTTCATTAGGCGCCAATTCTTAGTTGAAGAGCGCAAAGTGATGCTACCTTGCACGATTCGATTGATTCGATTAGGCGGACGTTTTCTTGACAAAGAGGACAACTTGCCTATGGCTTTCAAGTGGATACGTGATGAGATATCGGAGTGTGTCTTTCCAGAACAGCGAGTGCAGTACGTTGATAAACATGGAAAGCTTAGGTCGTTGAAGGGACGCGCAGACGACAGCCCGCTCATCAAGTGGGAATACGACCAAGAGAAGAGCAAGCGAATTGGGATTAGAATTGAAATTTATAGTCCAGAATATAAAGAGAGAGATTAATGAGCGATATCGAGTGGAAACTAGATCCGATTGCGATCAAGCTGCTGAAGGATAATCCTAAGAATCCACGCCAAATTAACAAAGACGTTGTGCAGCGACTGGGCGAGTTCATCGACAAATTCGGCTTGATTGATAAGCCTATCATTAACCAGGACAATACGATCATTGGGGGCCATCAGCGCATACGCTTGCTGAAGAAGAAGAAAGCAAAGACTGTAGAGTGCTGGGTGCCTAGTCGCATGCTCACAGAAGAAGAGTGTGACGAGCTAATGATTGGGGTAAATAAGATTCATGGACAGTTTGACTATGATTTGCTAAGCACGCATTTTGAACCCTTGGATCTGTTAAAATGGGGTTTCACTGAAAAAGAACTTTTCGATTCTTGCGCAGAGTCTGAAAAAATAATGGAAGAAATGCAACAAGAAGAGAAGAAAAAGGCCCTCAAAACATGTCCTAACTGTGGGTGTGAATTTTGATTGATTTTAGCTAATCAATGTGATACTCTAGACTTAATAGGAGTTTAGAATGTATGTTTACACCTGCTTAACTTGCAAAAAAGTTTTTGATTCTTTGCGAGGAAAATTGAATCCACCTAAATATTGCTGTCATTCCTGTTATACGGCAACTTTAAAGTCACAGGAGTCACTAGAAAACCTATCTCAAGCCAGAAAAAAAGTCATTCCTCAAAAAAGGCCCGAGTATGTTTGTCTAGTATGTTCAAAAATATTTTATTGCAAAAACAAGAACAGAAACCCACAGTATTGCACGCGAAAATGCTATCAACAGCGTGTAAAAACTGATGAAACTATTAAGAAAATGTCTATAGCCAAGAAAGGTAAAAACCCTTGGAATATAGGCGTAAAAATGTGGGAAGGAAAAGAACATCCTAGAGGAACTTTAGGAAAACCTAGCAAACAGAAAGGTATTAAGAGATCACAAGAAACGATACAAAAGTGTAAGGATTCTCATTATGGAAAAAAATATCCTGAAAGATCAGGAGAAAATCATCATTACTGGAAAGGAGGAGTAACTCCAGAAAATATGAGAATTAGAAAAAGTTCTGATTATTCAAACTGGAGAAGGAAGATATTCGAAAGAGATGATTTTACATGTGTTTTGTGTTTGAAAAAAGGAGGAATGTTAAATGCGGATCATATCATGCCATTCAGTACTCATCCAGAACTTAGATTTAAATTAGAAAATGGACGAACCTTATGCAAAGAATGCCACATAAAAACAGACACATTTGGAGGAAAAATGCATAAGAAAGAAAAGAAAAAGCATGAATGTCCAGATTGTTCATTTGAGTTTTAATATGGCTCCTCGTCTTTATACATTTAAGTGTAAGCATTGTAATAAGTCTAGAAACACATATAATGCCGACATGATTTTCTGTACTCCAGAATGTGAAGGAAAATTCAAGTATTATGAAATTATGGCTCCTGTTAGCAAAATGGTGGCAGGTCAAAAGTCTAGACTTAAAAGCACTGTGCTTTTTCCATGTGAAGAATGTGGAAAAGAGACATCTAAGAAAAGATTTTGTTCTCATGAATGCGTCGCTTTGAATAGAAGAAAAATAGGTAGAGAGGAAACTCTAGCAAATACAAAGGAAAAATTTTTAGAAGCAAAAAAACGTAAAGGAATTTCATTTGAAGAACTGAATCGAATAGCAGAGTGGAAGAGATTACATGATGATGAAAGATGGTTAAAAAAATTCAAATGAAGCAACTATTTGGAATTCCCGAACGGTTGCCCATGTGAAAGCTACATAACCAATAGACCCTTATTTGCCTGGAATCGTGCGACATATTCCTGAGACAGTTTGATAGATAGCAGCTTGGCAAGATGCTTAATCCTAGGCTTGGACTTCCCTTTCTCCCATCGGCATACTGTCGTAACCGTGGTGCCTACCATATCAGCAAATGCCTCTTGGCTAAATCCCATGCGCTTTCTCATTGCAATAATCTGCTCTTTTTCCATACATTCCTTGATAAAGTGTTAAATTTGGAGAATAGCAATGACGTCGACAAATGTTCAAGAAAAAAACATAGGGATGAGAAATGTTTGAATATCATTGTAAAGAAGATGTTGAGGTTTTGACTAAAGAATATCCCACCTATGAAGAAAGAGAAAAATATAAGAGTGAGGGATGGAGCAATATAGGAAAATGCCAGTCTCCTAGACAGAAAGCATTCATATATTTGCATATGATTATCTGGGCTCACTACTGGAGAGCAAGAGAAGCAATCGAAGCACAAAGAAATTGCCAAGCACTTCTAAAAAAGATAAGAGGAAAAAAATACTATCCTTCATATGTTCTAGATATGGACCACTACATACCTCACTGGCTGCATTCAATGAAGCACAAGGTTACTCAAGATGTATTGGATGTACTGAAAGAAGATTGGAGTTACGAACCAGAAGAAAACAAGTACCTTCCTAAAGGATATACTTTATATCAGTTTACAGCGTCACAATAGGGTACACCCTGCACGACTTTTGTTTCAAAAAATACAATTGACACTTTAGAGTTTGTTTTCAATTTTCTTGACGATATGCAACCGATTGTGTTATAGTACATCACAACAATAGGAGGCATAGGGATGATCTTTGTATATTTTTTGCTTGGTTTCGCAATTGGATACTTTTTTTTTAGGCAAGTAGAAAAAAGTATAGTGGACGATAGAATTAACACATTGCGCAGATTGGTTATGGATACAAAAATGCACAATATTGATCTACTAGCACGCGTGAGATTTATTGAGGGGATTTTAAAGATAAAAGAATATTCAATGGACTGGAAGGTAGAAGATGACGGGTAAGACAGTAGGATACATTCGGGTAAGCTCTCATGATCAAAACCCAGAAAGGCAATTGGCCGGGTTAGTGCTAGATAGGATATTCACAGAGACAGCATCGGCTAAGTCTACATTGAAAAGGCCACAGCTTCAAGAGATGCTACGATTTCTTAGAGAAGACGATGTACTTGTAGTTCATAGCATGGATAGGCTAGCCAGGAATGTGCACGATTTGAAAAAGCTTGTGAAAGACCTCAATGAACGCAATGTTAAAATAAAGTTCTTAAAAGAAGGACTAGAATTCTCGAAAGATGAATCGGCGATGTCCATGCTCATGCTGCATATTCTCGGTTCATTTGCCGAGTTTGAATATGCATTCATAAGAGAAAGACAGCTTGAAGGAATAGCGATGGCAAAGAAAAATGGAAGATACAAGGGAAGAGTGAAGAAACTTGATGCAGAAAAAATCGAAAAACTGAAAACTCTGCTGAATACGACCCGAAAGAGTAAGACACAAATAGCTACAGAATTAGGGGTGAGTAGACAAACTATGTACAGATACTTGGTAGACCTAGGACTACAGAAAGTTTAGAAACGGGGGACAAAATGGATTGGATACAAATGTTGTCTATCATGGCAACAGTAGTAGGATGTGCGTACTATCTACATCGCGACATCAAGGAAGACATAAAATGTCAAACTGCGCGTCTAGACCAACAAGCTGCACGTACAGATAGGCTTTATGAGATGTTCATTGACCTTTTGAAAGAAAAAAAATAATGCAAACAGAAATAGAGAAAGAAGAGACCTTTCTTGTCTCAGTCGAGTGCAAACTCAAGTGGTTCGGCTATGGCGAGTGGGTGGAAGAGGCCGACAAGATTACCTTTCAGTACAAAGGCTATGAGTGCATGATTGAACGCGCGTTTGCACCTGAGCCTATGCAAGAGAATAGCGTATTTGGTGGGCATCTATGCGGATATGTGAAGGTTCCAGAAGGACACGTCTATCACAAAGCTACATACGCACAGATGGCCATTCTATGCCACGGTGGATTGACCTATAACAGCACGAAAGATTGGGGTAAAGAACATTGGATAGGATTTGATTGCGCGCACTGGAATGACTTTATGCCATCCATCAATAACATTAAGAAAAAGATGGCACAAACAGATCGACACATGGAAGAAATCCTAGCGCTATATCCACAGATGCAACAGGTGTACAAGAACATGGACTTTTGCACGAAGCAGTGCACCAGTATTGTCGATCAGCTCATTGAGATACAGGAAGAACACAACACCAAGGATAGGGAATGAGTTTCACAGAGCATGAAGTCGAAGAATGCGTGTTGCTACAGCATAGGATTATGCAATTGCTGAAGCAGCACAACACCGATGTAGCCTTTGCCGTGATCATGACGATTTTGCTTAAATCAGTAGCTAACAAGCACAACAGGAAAGAAGATTTCATGGATGCTATTAGTATTTCGTGGGATAGGCACATGGGGATTGAAGATGAAAATAATTGATGAAAAGTTATTTGATTTTTCTAAGTTCGCATCTTTTTTCGAAAATGCTGAAGATTTCAATGAGTTTTTTTCGAATTTGAGACTTTTTTGCATAAGCCAAGCGGATTTTTTTCGCTCTATTGATCAAACCAAAGAAAAACACGGTAGTATACCTAAATATTGGTGTGAGGGCACATATATAGAGATCATCACATGTTTTATAATGGTATATAATAAATATAAGTTTTTCTTTGAAAAAGCACAGATACCTCTAAGTAGAATACAGCTATCAGAAGAAGATTCAATCAGAGAATACTTTGATGAGCTTAAAGAGCTTTATCAAGAAAAAGACGAAAAACAACAGGAGAAAACATGAAAAAACTTATCTGCGCGCTACTATTCTTATTGGCTATGGCACCACTTAGGGCTATTGTTGATGAAGACACAAGCCAATTAGAATACAGACAATCTCAATCATGGCGCTGCCCTTATTGTAGGCAGATTTGCGAGATTGGCCACAGCTGCAAGAACCCACACTGTCCATCGAAGTATCCGGATATGAATTAAATTTATGCGAGTTGTCCGGAAATCCCGGACAACTGATTAGGAGAAAAGATGGATGATCTATTAGAAAAAGCAGTACAAGATATTGCACAAAACCACAGAAAAATCATTGACGATTGGTGCAAAGCATATATGGCTCAACTCTATGAACAGGGTAAAAGCATTGATGTAGGCGCTTTCACTCTTGTGCAGCAAAACCTATCAATGGCTCCCGGTGAGATAGGCTATAAGTATTGGTTTGAGTACGGAAAGCCAAGTTTTCCAGATGTGCCTTGATCATGCAATCGATATGTGATATACATATATTAAATTGCTATCAGGAGTTTGTATAGTGGCAAGGCTTCCAAAGGAAATTAATTGGGATATTGTAGACAGATACATAGAATCGGGAGCAAATGGCATTGAAATAGCAAACGAGTTTAGGATTTGCAAGCAGACTTTTTATTCACGTTTTGAACAAGAATATGGAATAAAATTCTCGGACTACTTAACCGAAAATGACGGTATAGGCAATGCAAAATTGAAGAGAATGATTTATGAAAAATCTCTAAACAATAAAGCTCCTGGTAATACAACCATGCTTATGTTTTTAGCTCGTTGCCGACTAGGAATGAAGGAGCCTGAAGTACAGCAATTAGTTGCAGCTAATCAGGATGACATCGATAAAGATCATGAAATCATGCAGCTAAAGTATAGAATAGCCCAACTGGAAGCAGACACCAAAGAAATAAAGGCAAATGAATGTCAGTAGAGAGTAAGACTCCTTTTCCTGGCTATGCGGAAGGAATACAAATATTGTTTCCTCCAGTCGTTTATCCAATCGATTTGACAGTTAAAGAAGTGGCTGAGCAAACAATTAAGCGTCTTATTGAAGAAAACACATCTCTTCGCGCCGAGATAAAAGCTCTTAAAGGCATCATCAAAAACATGAATGGTTGAATATGCCAACAAGTCCGAAGCAAGATAAGAGCTTTTGCGAAGCGACACACAGATTTAATATATGGGTAGGAGCTGTACGTAGTGGAAAGACACACGCAAGCATTGAGAGATTCATTGAGGACTTGAAGAATGGACCTCCTGGTGATGCTATGATCATTGGCGTTAACCGCACTTCAATACAGCGTAATCTTCTGGTGCATCTGTATAAGAGGCTTGGATTTCCATGTCCTACGGAGAAGGCTTCTAAAGCACAGTTGTACGGTCGTAATGTGTGGTTCGTTGGTGCGCCTGATATTTCTGCTGTCAGCACTATTCAGGGGAGCACCCTCGCGTTGGCTTATATCGATGAAGCTACAAACATACCTGAGCCATTCTGGAAGATGCTAGAGTCTCGTCTTAGTGTTAAGGGGGCAAAGCTATTAGCAACTGCGAACCCGGACGGTCCAGCACACTGGCTGAAGAAGGAGTATCTCGATAAGCCTGGATTAGACTTAGCATGTTGGAACTTCAACTTAGATGATAATCCTGTTTTGGATGAAGCATTCAAGGCACAACTCAAAGCCTCATACTCTGGTTTGTGGTATAAAAGATTTATTTTAGGAGAATGGTCACTTGCCCATGGAGCCATCTATGACAATTATGACCACTACAATGAGTATACAAACGATTTCCCTGCACCTAGTTATTACATCGTCGGTGTGGACTATGGGACCACAAATGCTACGGCAGCGGTTTTATGTGCTGTTTCACCCAGAACTTGGCCTCAAATTCGCGTTGAAGCGGAATATTACTATGATTCTGCCAAGAAAGGACGATCAAAAACAGATCAAGAATTGGTTGCAGATATCAAAGATTTTATTGGCTATAAAAATATCACGGCTATTTATGTCGATCCTGCTGCCGCTTCTTTCAAAATTGCTATGCGACAAGCAGATTTACCTGTCCTTGATGCTAACAACGATGTTCTACTCGGCATTAAGATTTGTTCCAAATTCATTGGTGGAAAGAATATAGTGATTCATAGAGGATGCACCACACTACGCGAGCACATACAATCATATGCTTGGGATTCCAAGGCAGCAGACAGAGGCGAAGACAAGCCAGTAAAGAAGAATGATCATATACTTGATGCTCTTCGTTATGCCGTATGCAGCGCGTTCCCTACTGGTGAATTTTCACACCAAGACGAACACATATCACACGAGCAGCTTAGACGACAGGTGTTCGGTTATGATGAAACGAATCTACTAGGACACAATGGCGGTGGATATTTCTAATTAAATAATTGCTTAATCTCCTAGAATGTGATATAAAAAATTTAAATCACATTGCTATGGGTATCATACATGGGTTCATACGAATCAGGTCAGTATTCTTTAGGCTACATCGATCCTTCAGATGTGCAGGCTAAAGACCTCAAGCAAATGATGGATTTTTTTTATCAAGCTCACTACCCCCTCAATAGTGCCCTATGGCTTCAAGGGGCAATTGACAAGCGCTTTAAGGTAGGTGACCAGCAGCTTTACAACCAGGTCTATGGTAGCAATTCGCAGAACGTCCAGAAGTTTTTCTTCAATCTGATTAGACGCCACATCAATATGATCGCTGGCTATCAGCGCAAGAACCGCAAGTCTACCATCACTATTCCCAATCAAGAAGACACAGACGTACTTGCAGATGAATACAATAAGGTCATGCGCTGGTGCGACGACAGAGATGGATTCCAAGAATACTTATCCCAAGCATTTGAAGGAGCATGTGACACCGGCGAAACTCTTCTTCATATGTACCCAGATTATACTTTCGACCCTGTTAGTGGTGATCTATTCACAGACAATGTGGGTTATAATAATTATTTGATAGATAGTCACACTCGCAAGCAGGACCTTAGCGACTGCAATGGGATATGGCGTAGGCGCTGGACGTCTAATGAAATGGCAAAGTCTCTCATTCCTGGTTACGCTAAAGAGATCGACAAGATGAAGCCCGGCGGCATGAAGGATGGAAGATTTCCGCTCCAGGCTGAATTGCAAAACGTTGCAACAAGCAATCTTTTCACTTATGACGAATTCTACTATCGCACTACGA